GATTTTCATCCCATCCACTAAAAGTATCTACGCCTTGTTTATCCAATGCTTGTTTTACTTCTTGAGCAATTAAACCATGTATGACTTTATCGCCACCCATAGGTTCTTTATCATTCTCATCATAAGCACTCCATTCTTTTGGAAATTCGCTTGGTGATTTATGCTTATATGTTACTGGTCTTATATCGTTTATAAACTCAAGACCTAATGTATCATCTTTTATTTCTTTCTTTTGTCTTTCATCGGAAGAATGTGTCCAAGTAGCATTACTAGTGTAATCATTATAAATATGACTTGTGGCATTACCAATATGAACTCTTGCATTAGCAGTTCCCATAAATTGATTTCCTATTACAATTTGATTATTACCATTAATAGCTGAGACATCTACATTCCAACCAAGTAAAGTATTTTGACTACCAGTTTGCAAAGAATCTCCTGATAGATAACCAACTGCTGTATTCTTTATACCACTACTTAAACCAGTAAGAGAATTATAACCTATTGCTATTACACCTTGTAAATCTCCAGCTTTTGCACTATCTAAAGAATAATCACCTATAGCAATGTTACGTTCAAAATTATTACTATTTGAATTATATCCAGCGTAATGACCAATAGCTACGTTTCTATCTCCACTAATTGCTCCATTAGCACGATAACCTATTCCAATATTTTGACTATCAGTATCATTACCTTCAAGAGAGTCTCTACCGATTGCAATATTATTATCCCCAGTTGTTATACTTTGACCAGAGTTATATCCTAAAAGTGTATTTGCACCACCAGTATTTATTGCCTTACCTGATTGATAACCAACAGAAGTATTATTAGCACCTGATGTCAAAGCAGTAAGAGTATTGTATCCTACAGCAACCGCTCCACTCATAACATTATTACCAGTGCTATTTAAAGCATTAGAGCCTATTGCTACATTTGAATCAAATTGATTTGCTCCACCAGTACCAGCGTTTGTTCCTATAATTACATTTTGGTCTGATGATGAGTTGTTTATGGCACTACCAGCTTGATAGCCAATAGCTACATTTGAATTTTCGCCTGAATCAGCAGATTTAAGTGCTTCATAACCTACAAGAACATTTTTTACACTATCAGTCAATGCAAAACCAGCAGAGTAACCTATAGCGACATTTGAACCGCCTGATGTAATTGAGTAAAGAGCATTTGAACCTATACCAGTATTTAAAGAGCCAGTTGTTACTGAATACAAACTTTGAAAACCTACAGATGTATTATCTGTATGAGAATTACCACTTGCACCTCTTTGAGATGAATGACCTAAAGCAGTATTTGAAGTTCCAGTTTGATTATAAACTAAAGACTCATATCCAAATGCTGAATTAAAATTACCTGAAGTATTTGAAGATAATGATGTGTTTCCAATCGCACTATTTTGTTGACCACTTGTTAATGCCAATAAAGCATTCCTACCCATTCCAACATTATAAGTACCAGTCATTGCTCCACTACTTGCAACTCCACTTCCCACTAAAGTATTTGAATGTCCATTAGAAGATGAATTATTAGCTACTGCATGACCAACATAAGTATTATTACCTCCAGTTGTAATTCCTTGACCAGCATTTCTTCCAATTAAAATATTTTCATTAGCAGTGGTTGCTCTAAGACCAGAATTAGCTCCTATTGCAACATTTGAAGTACCAGTTGTTAATACTTTTAATGCTTCATACCCTACCGCAGTATTATTTGAATTACTTTGTCCACTAGCACCAAATAAAGCTTTTCCCCCAACAGCAGTATTTTGTGAACCAGTTTCATTATAATATCCAGCTTGATAACCAAAACTATGATTATATACACCAGTTTTATTATTGTAACCAGCTTGTATTCCAAATCCTGAGTTATATTGACCGCTTGTAAGATTATGTAATGTTGCATAACCAACAGATGTATTTCCAGCTCCAGTTGGAGCAACTCCACTTATTCCACCATATTGAGAAAAAGCACCTATAGCAATGTTTTGAACACCACTAGTTCTATTATAATTAGCTCTATGTCCAATTGCTACTTGATAAGTGTCTCCGCTTTGAGTAAAGAAAGTCAATGCTTCTTTACCTATTGCTACATTTCTTGTACCGCTAGTAATTGAGTTTAAAGCATCAAAACCTATCGCTACATTATCACCACCAGTAGTCAATGATTCTAAAGAGCCGTATCCAAGTGCTGAATTGTTAGAGCCAGTTGTAATAGACATACCTGATTGGTAGCCAACAACAGAATTACTATATGAAGAACTACCTGAGTATAGTGCTTTAAAACCTATTGCAACATGACTAGCACCAGTTTCACCATTTCCAGCACCCCATCCTAAAGCGGTATTATATCCATTTGTAGTAACCGAACCTAAAGATGAATAACCAACTGCTGTATTAAATATTCCAGTAGTAATTGCATCTCCTGATTCATAGCCAACTGCGGTATTTCCACTGCCAGTAGTTAAAGCAGTAAGTGCATTCATTCCTATCCCAACTGTACCATTTATTCCAGTTGTTGTGTTGTTACCTCCTTTTACTGCATCTCTACCTATAGCAACGACTCCGCTATATGCGTAACCACTACTAGCACCCCCAAAAGCACTACTTCCTAAAGCAACACAATCATTAGCAGTTGTTGGTGAATACATTGCAGAGTATCCAAGAACAACATTTCTCGCACCAGTTGTATTTGAGAAAGCTGAATATGCTCCTATAAATGTATTTGTATGACCAGTGGTTGTACTTGCACCAGCTATATAACCAACACCAGTATTAGAAACTAATTGTGCAGAACTTTGACCTGCATCGTGATTTGCACTACTAAAAACTCCGTATCCAACTGCTGTAATTGCATAACCAGTAACTTCAGCTTGTAGACACGCACTTCCTATAGCTACATTACTATGCCCGATTGTTAAAGCACCTCCCGCAGTTTTACCAACCGCAACATTATTATCACCAGTAGTTGTTACTCTTAATGCTTGAAATCCAACTGCAACATTTTGATTTGCACCATCTAAAGCACCGACTAAAGCATTCGCCCCTATCGCAACATTTTCAATTGATGCCGATGTCCAGTTTCCACCACCTGCATAAGCTCCTATAAAAGTATTACTATAAACATTTCCACCATCTGAACTACCAAAAGCATTATTACCTATCGCAGTATTTGAGCCACCTGAAACGTGTTCTTTTCCAGCTCTAAAACCAATAAATGTTGAACCATCAGCAGTTGTTAAATCTTCACCAGCCTGATATCCAATTATAACATTATTAGTAGCATCAGATAATGTGCCATCACTAGCAACCTCTTCTCCAATAAAAACATTGTAATTTGAACCAGCATCTATATTTCCTATGCTTTTTCCAAATACTGTATTACTTGTGCCACTATCAAATGCAGTATTATTACTGATACTAATGCGAGAGTTGTCATTTACTATTAATCTTGCTGTCCCACCAGTTAATAATTGTACATCAAACCCAGTTCCTGAAAAAGAACCTATTTTCATATCACCAGTATTAGCATCAGCAGTTATTTTTTGAAACTCACCTCCACCGCCACTATTGCCAAATATTATAGACTTTGTGTCGCCATTAGCATCTCCACTAAGTTTTAACGTAGCACCATTAGCATTAAAAATTTCTAAATCTTCTGTAGGGTCATTTGTACCAATGCCGATATTATTATTGCTATCTAATATTGTTAATGCAGATGTAGAAGTTCCAGCATTGTAGAAATCAATTTTATCTACTCCTGGTTGGTATCTTAAAAACCATTTATCAGCGGTATTATCGTTAAAAATTATTGAATCATTATTCGCACCTTGTAATCTTAAAACAGAACCACTAGAACCGCCTTTAATTAAAGCAGTTGGAAAGCTAGTTCCTTCAATGTGCAATAATTGACTAGGCGAGAGTGTGCCTATACCAACACCAGTTGCAGTTAGAGTAAGTGATTTAGCATTATTATTATCAACTCTCATTCGAATATAATCTTGAGCCTCATCACCTTGTATTCTTACTCTACCAGTATTGCTATCACCTATATTTGACCAAGTCAACGCTTGACCATTTTCTAACTGAATATTTCCACTTTCAATACTTAGCTTTTCTTCAGGAGAGATTGCGCCGATGCCAACTTTACCATCGTTAGCAATGGTCATCATTTCTTGAACATTATTTGTATTATCAGTATAAAATCCAAAACGACCATCATTGACATTGTTATAAATATATCTTATATATCCATCGGCAGTACCAGCTCTAAGACGTAATTGAGAATATGCTCCAGTTGCAATAGAAGTATTTTCTATTCTAATTCCATTATCGAATTGACCAGCTCCTGAATCTGTTGAAGTTGATGTATTATTTAAAAATTCAACACTTAACTGACCTTCAAGTATCTCATCATAAGTAAAACTACCACCACCCTCAACTTTAAAATCTCCAGTAACTGTTAAATCACCAGTAATCGTACCACCTGATACTGCTACGTTAAGACTATTACTAGAACTATCTAATACTGCGTTTAATGTTTCTTTTGCTGTTTGTGAATTTAAGCCTATTGATATGCCAGAAGAATCTGTGTAGACTTTATTTAAAACTTCTTGTAATGTATATTTTCGTAAATTATCTGCCATAACTTACTCCTTAACTATCCACCCCCACCGCCACTAAGGCATTAAATCTTTATCTTACAGAATATGCAGATATAGATGAAGCAACAGATATTATTCTCTTATTGCTTTCATTGTCTGCTAATTTACTATAAAATTCTTTCATGTAATATTCTTTTTTATCTATTTCTCCTCTTTCTTCAGATACCATTGCTTTTACATAATCAACAACTGCTAAAGAAAGCATTTTATTTAAATTTATATGTGAAGTAGAATCTACACTAGAAACAGTTACTGGTTTTGGAACTTGAGTAATAGTAACACTTTCGCCTGCACTTTCAGTTGTAATTGTAGAATCAGATGTTAATTGAATTGTATATGCTCCACTTGCAATAGAAATCCCTACTCCACCAGATATAATATGTTCACCATCATTACTTGTAGAACCTTGCACTCTTATTTTATCTCCGTCAGCAAAGCCGTGGTCTTTCCACCATCCATTTACACTACCGACTCCAATATATCTTTGCGAACTACCAGTAAAAGTTACTTCTGTAGAAGTTCCATATGCAGTTGAGTTTTCAAATGATTCAGATATAAATGGGTCATTTAATGCAGTATACTCTATTCGTAAACCATCTGTAATATCTTCATCTGGATATACTAATTCATTATCATAAGATTGTAATACACCTGATTGTGTAATTCTATTTTGATTACGACTACCTAATAATTTATAAAGAAGAAGTTCTCTACCTCTTATATAATAAAAATAATCTTTATCTACATAACTACTCATGGTGATGTATCCTCAAGTAAGTAATGTGGTCTATTTAATAATCTTTTAATTTTTTTATATCTACTATCGCTAGTATCTAATACACTTACATTTTCTATTGCTATCATATCAGCAGGTAGTCTGTATACATTATCATCATTATCAGATGAGTTAAGTATATTTTGTTTATGTATTTTTATTTTTTCTTTTGTATTACTTTGTATTAAATGGATAGCATCTTTTATATATGCAATAGCAAGTGTTTCATTCTGAATACCTGTTCTTTCCATTAATTCTAAGACTGTCATTATCTTCCTCCTCTAGTAGCTGCAGATACAGCTGCCATTCTATCTATCATTGTACTATTTGATTCTATATATTGTTTTATTTCTAGTAAATACCAATTGTAATATTTATCTGCCTCTGCTAAAAATGATTGAGATTGTTGTAATCCTATAGTTCCTTTTTGAACTTGTTCAGATACTTGTGCTTGATATGAAGCTATTTCTGCTGAATATTTTTCTAATTTAGCACTATACTCTTGAACATCTTGTTGAAAATTTTGTATAGCATTTTGTAATGCAATTTGCTGGTCCTTAGATAAGTTTGAACTTCTTGCACTTAGTTCAGCATCTATATTTTTAATATGTTCTTGTACTTCTTTGTTTAAGTTTTGAATCTTTCTTTGTATATCTTCTTGATATACAGTATTCTCTTTATTAAAAACATTTAATGCATTTTGAACTTCTGAATTGTACTTAGCAATTTGTGATTGTATTACTTGTACCCTAGCTGCTGACATTTCACTATCTTCTTCTGTATTAATCCAAGTGTTTGCATCAGTATAATCTGGGTTTAAAGTAGGAGCAGTATATGTTGGAGCAGATGCATCCAAAGCTACCATGTCTGCAATACTTGTAGATGGTATTGTCATGTCTCCCACACTTGCGTTTGTATATGTAAAAGAAGGAGCTGATGGAGCAGTAGGTGCAGTTTGTAAACTAATACTTGCGCTTGTTGCTGATGAAGAAGACTTTGCCATTAATTCATTAGATACTGCTTTATATATAACAGATGCTTTTAAATCACAATCATCATCTATATTAGCGAAGTTTACATATCTTGCATATGCTTTTACACTACTAGTAGGGTCTGGTTTTACATTAATTACATAAGCATCACTTGATTCATCTACTGCTCTCCAATACTTAGGAAAAGTAGTAGTTGCTTTTCTTAAACTATTTGAATCATCTAAGAATGGACTTTCAAATGATGATACTTCTGAAGCAAAATAAGAACCTCTTCTTACAGAAAGAATATTATCCGTCATTACTGGAAGTGTAATTGCAGTAGAACTATCATCTCCTCCATGAGTATCAGGGTCAGTTTCACTCGCTGCCCATTTCATTAATTCTTTTGGTATTGCTGAAGCAACTGATTTTTGTGCAGATAAAATAAAATTAGCATTTGCATCTGCTACATTTGCTATAGATTCTATTTCTAATTCTATATTTGTTGTTGCCATTATTTACTTTCTATACATGGGGGACCGAAGCCCCCCAATGTATTTATTAACTAAGACTAAGATATTTTAGCTATAGCATATAATGGTAGAACATATTCTACTCCATTAATAGTAACTGGAATAGCTGCGTCAGCAACAACATCTGCGTTGCCAAGTTTACCACTTCCAGATGCTAATGAAGTATCAATAGAACTACTTGCACCTGCCAAAGCATCAATAAGGTCGTCTTGTTTATTTTGTCCGTATAAAGGATTAGCCATGATTTACCTCCTATTTCCAGACAGCGTGGGCTTCAGGCATACGCCATTCCATACCAGCTTCTGTTTGAATTAAATCAACCCTACGGTCAACACCACTATTCTCAAGTGTCTGAACACCAACGTATACTGCTGTATCACGATTCAATCCGTTACCAACCAAAGGTCTGTAAGCACATTGACTCATATTAATAGCAAGTATCTTTACATCAGTACCATCCAAGTGAATGTTTCTTACTAGATTCATTGCACCATATGGAGTAAATACCTGAGTAACGTCTAATCCATATACGTTCTTTCTGCCTGCAATACTAAAGTCTGCACGACCAAGAGAAGCACTTGAATCAGCAACTTTTTGTACGTTAGCTGAAAAGTATCCACTTAGTTTATGCATCCAATTGTATGTATCAGTAGAACACATGAATAGTGTTGCATTAGCATTGTTGTATCTTGGGTCTAAGAACTCAGACATATCATCAAGAAAATCATCTTGAGACTTAGTACCTGTACCACCAATACCAGAACCATCAAAGATGTTTCCATAATTAGTAATAAAGCTAACTGCACCTTCAGTATATTGAGTACCACCATTATCAGTTCCCTGAGAACCAAATAGTAATGCTTGTTCAATATCGAACTTATGCTCAATTAACTTTGTTCTCCAAATTCTTGCAAATTCATTTGGTTCATACTTAAGAACAGTTGCTCTTGTAGTATTATCCATTGCCATTGCAGTTTTGAAGATTTGAGTTAAACCAAAAGCAGTTGAGAAAGGTTGGTCTTTCCAAGACTCTGGGTATCCAGAACCTTGAGCATGAGCTGAACCTACTACATAACAACGCTTTGGTTCTAAGTTACCAGCTACTGATAAATCGTAAGTTGCACTAACAGGAGCTGAAGCACTTGCCCACATAAGGTCTTGTGCAGTTGCTACACCTTTTACGATTTCAGTTTTTAATATCTGATGAGTATTAGATACTGCTGTAACTGATAGGATTTTTGCAAGAATGTAACCAGTTGGAATTAAAAGGTCAGCTGCTGTTGCTTCATTTTCATCCCTATAATTAATTTTAATTACTTGGTCTGGAAGAAAAAAAGCAGGAGCTGTACCAGCATCCCCAACATCTACTGCACTTGCAGATTGTCCATATATACTTGAAATGTTTCCAGAAGATTTATAATCTGAACCCATTTTAAAGTAATATGTATCACCTTCATCTACTGCACCAGCTGCTATTGTTGCATCTCCAGTGCTAGATACACTTGAACTAGCTCCATGAGCAGTTACATATGCATATCTCTTGTGGTACGAATGTCTTTGTTCTGTAAATTTGAACTCTGGGTCATCCGTAGGTTTTTTGGCGACTTGTGAGACGAATCGGAAAAATGGGTCTTGTGCTATTGCTAGTTCAGAAACCCTATCCCCAAAATTGTATTTACGTCTTAAATCACCAGTGTCTTTTAAAGGACCGTTATTCCAACTTTGTACGTCAGAATATGTCTCCATGCCGAATACATCAGCCATATTAACACCTCTTTCATTTTGAGTTAATGGCTGTCAATATAATTTATATACTGAAAGCCTTTTCTAGTTCATTGCCAGAACCCAAAATGGTATCAAAGACTGAATCATCCTGAGACTTTTCAACTGCTACACTACCTTGTGTTGCCAAAGTAGATGGTTGCCCTTGAACTGCCTTCATTTTGTCTTGAATTTGTTGTCTAGTTGTATCGGCTATCTCTGCATCTCTGTTTTTACGATTCATTAGATAGTAAATGTCTTCAAGTTCTAAAGACTTACTTTTTGCAAACTCAGTAAACTCTTTCCATTGTTCATCATTCATATTCATTCTTTCTTTGAATTGAGTTTCACGAGCCATTTTTGCATTTTCAGCTTGTTGATTTTTTAGAACATTACTAAGACGACGCTGTACAATACCATCGATTGTAGCACCCATTACTTTTGCAGAATCGGAATCAGGTTGAGCAAATGCTTCTTCAGCATCGAAAACAAAATCTTCATCAAGATTCAGTTGTTGATTCATTGATTGTGGGGCCTGACCTCCACCCTCGAAATAATTTCTAACATGAGAAATTAAATTAGGGTCTTCTCGCATAGCATCTAATATTGGCATATAAGGCTCTAGTTCCCTTAGTTTACCATTTAGCCTTTTAGCTTCTCTACTAGAATCGCTATACCTTTTTTGCAAAACATCAACATCTTGTTGATTTTCTGCTTGAACGTCTACATTGGGGCTCGACTGCGTGTTACCGCTTTGTACCGAGGTTGATTGTTTTGGTTCGTCTAATATGCCGCCATTAACTTGCCTATCTAGTGTTTCAAAGAAATCACCTGACCCGTTTATAACTGCATCTTGTACGTTTGTACTTTCGGGGGCTCCTTGAGCGTTACCTACTTGTTCTGACATACTATCTCCTATTTTAAGGTTATTTTAATTTAGCAACTATAAAATCTAAAATGCAACTGCTAAGATTGCTCTATTTTAGCTACATCTTCTTTTGTTGATTCCATGTCGTTTTTCATTTGGTCTCTCATTTTCTGAAACTCAACTTTTAACATTCCTCTTAGAAGTTTTTGCTGTGCTTCAGTTTCAAGAACATCTTTTCGTATTTCATTCGATGCATCACCTACCTTCATCTTAATACCTGCTTGTACTAATTGACGTTGTAGTGTTTCTATCGTTCCATCTTTTTCTTTTATTAAACCTTGTATAGATTCTAATTGACCTTGCATTTGAGATAACATTGACTTTCTTTCAATAATCTTATCTTTATTTCTTATGTCTGTTTCTGCTAACATTGCAATATCATCAATTAATCCAGATTGATACCATCTAAAATATTCTTCTAGTAATGCCCATCTATTTAGTGGTAGTGTTGCGCCTGCAATTATTCTAACATCAAATCTTGCAGATGCATAGTCTTTATATTTACCAATAGCTTTACCATAATCATTATACATATTAATATTAATTCTAACTTCTTTTTCTTCGTCTTTACCTGCTAATGGTTGTACAATTCTAAATACTTTTTCAATAGTATAATGTTCTTGCGCCATCATTTTAAACACTCTACCTAAGTGTTCAAGTGAAGGTTCTACAATACTATTCATCCATGCTTTTAATCTACGAGTACCAAACTCATCATTTGCTAGTAATCCTCGATATGTTTCTGCTTGGTCTTGAGAGAATCCCATCATTGCACTAGGTACACCACTAATATATTCTGCATCTGATTTACCTTGTTGTACAACTGTAAAGAATGCATTATTGATTGGAGCTGGTTGTATTGGAGTAGGTGGAGAGAATCCACTTCTGTATTTTAACAATGCTCCAGGCGCTGAAGAATACTTTTCCCATTCATCTTCTGGAACCGAACCTTCTTCATACATCCATCTAAGATTAGAAGATAGGTTTGCATTGTGAAGCATTATCTGATGTGCTTTATTTATTTCTTGTTGCTTACCTATAAGAGGAGTTACTGCACTCATTGGATATGGAGTTCCAGTATACATATATGGAATAGGTACAATAGGATATTCAGATATAGGGATAATAGATTCATATAAGAATGTATCATCTCCTACACTAACTGTTTTTACAATCCTATTTTCATAAAATTCTACAGAATCAATAATATTTTTTTGAGTTACTTTACTATTTTGTAAAAGATTAAAATCTGCATTAGACATTACTTGTTGTTTAATAACAGTTGCTTGTTCTTGTGCTTCAGAAAGTAATTGCATTTCTTTTTCTCTTATAGCTTGAGCAGCCATTTTTTGAGAATTTTCAATCATTAACTTTGCTCTTTCTGGAATTATTTCACCTTCTTGAACTTGTTGTTCAATTTGCATTTGTTTTTCAATTAAACCAACTTCTATTTCTTCTTGAAAAGATTGTAATGCTTCTTGTATTTGTTCTTTTAATAAATCTAATTGAGCTGGAGATGGTTCTACTTTAATGTAGACATTATGATATTTAAATTTTTTCTTACTATATGTTTCATAGTATGGTATAATGTCATCATCTTCAGCATCCATATTAACACCATATGTCAAATCTTCAGGTTGTATAGTATCTGTAAAGTCTGCATCTCTTTGTGAATAGGAAACAACATCTGAACCTTTTGAAACTTTTTTAATCTTTGCTTCAAATTGTGGTAACATATTAATTAATCTAGACCTAGATATATTCTTTCTTATCTGTAAAAACGTAGCATCTCTAAATAAAAAGTCTCTACTAGCAGGGTCTACATATACATCGTAAGGGTCAAGTCTTTTAAAACAAACTTCTCCTAATCCTCTATCAGCATCTTTATCAATATCTACAAGAAAATATCCCAATCCTTTAGTAAGTGAATCTAGTATTACTTGACTATATAATGATTTACCATTTGACAGATACCAACAATAATCTGCTATATCAGCATGAACTTGTGCAATGTCTGTATCGTCTCCTGTTGTTCCTACCGCTTTCCACTTAGGGTCATTTGCAGTAGTAAAGTATTTCATTATTTCTATAATAGGTGTTATTCTATTTATAGTAAATGTTGGCATTCCAGACTCTTCTAATAATGTAACTTCTTCTTTTGTAAGTTGTTCATTAAGATAGAAGTCATATCCTTTTTGACTAGTAGTTTGCCATTGTTGTCTATGAGAACTATTTACTTTATCCCATATCTGTTTATTTATTTGTGCTTTAGATTTTTTTGTTACTCTTGCCATTAATCTCTAATCTCCACATGGACTAAATCATCGAAGCGATTATCTTTTGTTTCGCCATCACTATCCCAATCGCCGCCCCAACGAACATTAATATTTAATTGTTTTGCTATTCCTCTAATCATTCCACCCATATAATGAAATCTATCTCTATCTTCCCAATCTATAGGATACGGAGCGAGGTCTACAGCTTTTCCTTCAATATGTTTGCTAAACTTAGTTTTCGTTTTGCCTTCTTTTAGTAATATCTCCTGTCGTTGCTTGCTCCGTAATCCTTCAATAATTGTAACATCCATAATCTTAATAAGTTCATTTAGGACATTAACAAGTCTAGTGTCTACTCCTCTTAGTCGTTCTTTTGACCTTTTACCAAACTTAGGCATATATACTCCTTACGATACTAACCAGCTTTTAGCTTTTCTTTTAGGCTTAAACCATGATTTTTTATCTTTACTTTTTTTCATACTTGGCGGAAATGCGTGTATTTGTGCGTAATAAAGTGATTCAATAGTGTCATCATGAGCCATTTTAGGACCGAAAGTAAGGATTTCGTTAATTAAATCAAACATATTTTTACGCAAATGGACAGTTCCTGTACTAAAACGTGCAGAAAGTCCAGAATAAATACGATTTCGTTTCTGTGTACCGCCTGGTTTTTGTGGTATTACGGATATATCGTACTTGTTTAGTCTTCTTCTTTCGTCATTCATTGCTTGAAATATACTACGATTCATAGCTACATCTTCAACTGTAGATGATGTACAATTGTACTTTTGATGTAATTCTATAATAATATCTACTACACCTTTCTTTCCTATTATCTCTCCAGTCTCTGGATTCTTAGAACCTATAGTAGGAATACTACGATGTCTTTCATATTCTAATACATATAATTCATTATTCGCATCAATCGCAATAACAGTTATAACACTATAGTCAGAATGCTTAGTATCAATATCTGTAGCAGGGTCGCATCCAATAAATGTATTAACTGGTATATCATCTCCATCTTTTACAATATAATTAACACCATCTTCATTTTTAAAGTATCCATTCCAATATCTAATATGGTCTCTTTTCCATATAGCATCTTCTTCAGATTGTACTTCCATCATATATTCTTGATAGAACTTTTGTGGCATACCACTATCTGCATAGAATTTTTTCTTTTCTTCTAATTTCTTTTTAGTAAAGAAAGATGCCCATAATGGTGTTTCGTTATCTAATAATGCTTTATATGTAATAACTTTCCAAGCAAACTCTTTGTTTTCTTTTTCAGCTTTCGCATAACTATTAAGAAGATTGTTAATAAATGAATCATAATGTACAGGAGTGCCATTAACACGAAGACGACCAGTGTGAGGCTCAATAGCGGGATAGATAACAGCAGTAACAAGATTAGCATTCTTATCTCTTGCTTCCTGCGTAATTGTGTTTGCTTCATGCTCGAAGTCATCAAGTACGATGAGGTCGTATCTTTTGTGTAGTTTTGCTCCACCTCTGATTCCTGCGACATTGCTTTTACTAATAAGTTTACATCCATTACTTAACTCTATATCTTCCTCTGTCCATTTTTTTCCTTTTAAATTTCCAAAATAGTATTTTAATCTATCATTAAATTCAAGGTGGTGTCTAATGTAATCCATATTACCTACACTAAGTTTTTGTGTAGCAGATACCCAAGCATAGAATAAGAAATCATCTTTACAAAAGACAAAATCTTTTAACATAGATGCTTTAGTTAATACGGTTTTACCATGACCTCTAGGAATAATAATGGCAGTTTGTTTGTTTTCTTTATCATCAATTGCATCAGCAACTTCATAGTGAAAGAATGGTGTTTCGCTTCGTAAAAAATCATCAGGTAAGAATAACTTACCAAAAGCTATTAAATCTGTGTATGCAAGTTTTAGAGCTTCTTCAGCTTCGCTTACGTTCTGTGTATTTATATTTGCCATCTATTATAAACTTCCATTGGTCGTAACTTTGAGACTTACTACCACTTTGATGATGTGAATGTTGATTAGGGCCTTTATTAGCTAATCCCCAATATGCAAGAAATGGTATAAGTATTATTTCTGTTTCGACTTTTTCCATTGTTCTCTTTTGTATTCTAAAAACTTAGCACCTTCGTATGGATTAAATATAGTAGTAATTAATCTATTATCATCATCTTCATAGTAAGGGTCAATAATTGTAACTGGTGCATTAAATATATTTTTATCATCTAATCCAAGTTTGTCTGCATAACTATCCATTATTTTAAATGATGCTACTTGTATTGCATGACTTATAAGTCCACTAGCTGCATCTTTTAATACTTGATAACCTGATACATGAGTATGTCCACAAGTAAGTATATGGTCTTTCCAACCCATCTGAGCAGCTTTAGCTACACCATGAGCAGTATTCCACATTGAGTTGCCCTTAAACATATGACGAGCATTAACACGAATCTCTTTACCATTAGGAAATATAAGGTTAAGTCTTGCTCCCCATTGTTCATATACTCCACTATGTTCTCTCATAATAAATTCTAGCGGGTCGCCATCACCACTCCATACATCATGATTACCTGCTACTAAGTATAACCATTCTACTTGATTAACAAAATGTTCTGTAAGTCTCCATGATTCTTTTGCAGATGTAGATTGTTGTCCATATAATGCTTGAAGTCTGCCTATCCAATTGTTTTGTATGTCTCCTAAGTTACCCCCAAACAATCCATCTGTTTCATTTATTAGATTGCATAATGAATATATTTCTGCTAAATCTGTACCATCGTCATCTACGTGAGGGTCTCCAAAATGAAGTATACCTATAGGTCCCATTTGATTAATTTTAATATTTATTAATCCTCTAGACTTTTTAGCTTTTAGTTTTTGTTTAAATTGTTTCTTACGATGTTTTATTATATCGTCTATTGGAATAAAATCAACATCTAAGTCTTGCGCTTCAAACGGAGACTTTTCAATAATCTTAGGATTAAGCATTTTTTTACCGCATGCTTTACATTGCCATCGTTGTCTTTTTTTACCTGCTTTCCAATATTGCCATCCATCTTTTTTAATACTTCTTGAACCGCATTTATCGCATCCAACGATATTACCAGCATCGTCTTTCATTAACATATTATTCTCCCTCTATTGGTTTAAGTTCTTTTTTTCTTTCTGCTATTTGTAAATCTTCTGAACCAAATCCTTGAAACATTCCTACTATACCAGTTTCTATTTGCTTTACATTACTACCAGATGTTCCAACAATCTTACCTAGTTCTTTTGTAGATTGTAATATAATATTATCATCTTCACTATAATCAGCAAGATGTTTAAGTTTACCTAATATATACTCGTGGTCTATACCTAACGTCTTTGCAACGTCTAATACTGACTTTTCTATTTCTTTCATAACTCTTTCCTGTTTA